AATTTTCTTTTCAATCTTCGGAAGATTTGCAAAGAAGTCCTCAATTTTTGCAAATTGTTGTTGATTCAAAGATTCAATAAATTCAACAATCTCTTTTGTTTCAACTTCTTTTGCATAATAAAACTGTTCACCATCGTAGATATACTCCACAGATTCGGCAATCATTTCGAATGCAATATCAGAAACGTTCGTGAGTTTCGATAATTTATTCAACACAGAAAATTCCGGATACTTCAGCTTGATTGAGATTGCGTCAGTGAGTTCGATAACGTCCTTACCCTCAACAATTCCCTCAACTTTGATATCAAGCAAATTCAGTGATGTTTCCATGATGTTACCACAAGGTTTCTCATCAACTAAATTATCACAACGGTATTTGTTTTCAACAACTTCTCCAACAGACCTTGCACGGAGTTGGAGAAAGTAATATTCAATATCGATAACAGGAAGTTTTTCAATATCAATACCCTCTGTAACTGTGCAGTTGTTTAGAACCTGTTTTACATTTTGTTCAATCGATTCTTTTTCTCCAGATTCCATTGCCATCAGAAGATTCTTTTGCTCTTTCACTAAGAAAGGACGAAAACGAATCTTCTTTTTTGATAACGGTAACTCCAAGTCATAAATCGGTGTATCGATTTTTGGTAAAGCCATAATTATTTCTCCATTTTAAGGTGTCAGTCTATCTTCAAATTGTCGTCTAGTTTCAAACGGTTGTTGAACCAAGTCTCTACCAAGTAGAGATTCTCTTTGTATTGAAGAATCAAATAAAGAGTTCGCAATCGTTGTTTCCAAGAGTTCCATTCCAAGTGCTTCAATTGAATTATTTCTCCAGCTTGTGTATGCGAATGTCACGGTGAGTTTGTGGTGTCCATCTGAAGACCAATCCAAGTCAAGTTGATTCACTGCAATTGGAAATGTGTCCAACATTGTAACAGAATATGACAGTTCATTCTTCACATCATATTGATTCACTGTGAGTGGAATAGCATAGTCTGCTTTGTATTTTAGGTTGTAGTTGATTGTTGGATTGATCCAGTTTAACCACGCATCAAAGAATTTCTTTTCCGCCATGTCATCGCCAACAATGAACGTGAGGCTAATATCGTTGTATACTGTCTGATATGGAAACTTTTCTTCAACACCATAGATTTTCATTGATGTTGTGGAAATTGAACGTCCAGGTAATTCTGCATTTTCACAACGCATTCTCAGTGTTCGTCCAATTTCTCTGTACGGCAAAAGGCCAATGGGAATTGGAACGTTTACATCGAATCTATTTGGTCGTGCTAAGTCTGTTCTAAAACTTGATTTAAATTCTGTGATTGAGCCTGCCATTAGTATGTCCTACTTTGTGCTTTTGCAACCGACTCTGCATAAACTTTGGAAATCGGTGCACCTTTGAATACGGCTGTGGGAAGAAATAGTGCTGTCTCCCACTCTGGTGGTTGAATTGTCAGAATTTTAGATTTAATTTGACTATTCAGATAACGTTTCAAACAAGGCCTAAACTCTTTGAAGTTCTTGGCTGCCGCCAGAATATCATAAGTTACACGAAGACGTTTAGGTTCATTATTATCATTCGTAACTGCAAAATTCATGAGTTTATCCATGAACACAGCACGGTATCTTGGAGGTAAATAATGCATGTTCAGACCTATAAATCCTTCAGCATCACGTTTAAGTGGTATCACCAAAGGAAATATGTCATAATAGGGTAAATCACCCTTCGTTATTGGGTCGTAGAAAAAGTGATAGAGACCACCCATCTGAAATTGACCACCTTGCCTACCCTTTTCGTTGGCTATTTCTCTCGCCAATTTGATAGGAGACTTTAGGTCACGCATCTGGTCTTGTAACCATGCGACAGATTTTCTGGACAAAAATTCTTGGTCCAGAGCCGTTTTTTGTTGTGTTATTTGAGTGAGTGTTGAAGCCATCCAGTATTTATACTAGAATCGGAAGGCTATTAAATCGTATCCGTCAATGAGAGTTTGGTAACCATATTGTTCAAGTTTCCAACGCATCCAAACTGTTTTAGTGTATGTAATATGTGCAATCTCAATTTTCAGTAGGTCTGCGGAAAATCCATTTTCTAGTAACTGGAAGAATATTTCATAGTCATATCCTTCGGTATCAACCTGAATAAAATCGTAATGGTTTCCATATTTTTCATAGAGTTTAGAAATGGTGATACCTCTCACTTCCTGCTCAACCATGTGAGATACAATGTCTTCAATATGTGTTTTTGGCACCATCGTAGAACAACCTTCAGCCCAATCTGGAACACCTTCGGTTCCAATTAACTCAGGTGGAACACGATGCATAGCAACTTTTTCGGTATTTGCAATAGCAGAGTTTTCAAATTTTAGACCATCTTTGAGAGAATAATTTTCAATCAATTTTTCAAACATGTCTGGAAGTGGTTCAACCAAAACACCTGTCCAATCATAACTCATAACATAAGGATACAGATCGTCATGTTTAACACCATCCATGGCACCAATCTGCAAGAAATGAATTTTACCGTTTTTAATACGATTGTATTGATTTAAAATCTGTTTGAAGGTCTTTGATTGTGTCGGCTGTGTTTTGGTGAGCCATTCAAGTTCTTTTCTTTCATCGTTCTTTGTGTACCAACCAGTACCCTTAGATACATTGATGATTGATTCGAAATATTCTTTGTACATCCTACCAATCTTTTGAAAGTTGTAGTTCTTCTCAGCCCAATCACGACATGCATGTGGTGAGATTGTATCAATATTCTTAGCCGCCCATACGAACTGTTCAAACGTGCGGCAACGGAATCCAGTAACTCCGTGTTGGACAGTCTCCGTGAATGCACCCCAATCGACTGTGATAACTGGTGTTCCTGAGAGCATCGCCTCAATTGCTACATAACCAAAAGGCTCGTTATAGATTGTGGGGCAAAACAATCCTTTAGCGCCAGCCATTAGCCGTTTACGGGTTTCTACATCAGCATAACCAACATACTCTACGTGTGCAGGCCATGTATCACCGAGATTGCAATCATTTGGACCAAAACTTGTGCCAGCCAAAACTAATTTTACACCAAGTTGTTCACACACTTGAGCCGCAATGTCAACGCCTTTTGACCAGACCATACGACCACACATCAGGAAATAATCTTCTTTCTTTTCTGTAAATTCAAACTCAGTCAAGTCAAAGCCCGATGGAATTGCAACATCATAGAATTTGTATTCTGCTGTTGACACTTTGCTTGGACCCTGTAGTCCGTGCATGACAGCATATGATTCATATACTTTGTGGGGTGCGAAAGATGACGGATAGCCAATAGAAGGTTCAACACAAATCAAATCTGAGTGTGCATCACATACAGGCTTTTGTGCCACACCAAAAAAACAAAGAATGATATCGTGCGGTTGTTTTCGTTTTTCGATTTCTTTGATACAGTTTTCATTGAATGTTTTGAAAACTTCATCTTCTTGGTTGTATTTTAGACCCTGATTTTTCCAATCATAGATACCATACACTTTTTCATTCAATGCACGTGTTGTGACCGTGACATGTTCATCACAGATAACATCAGAATCTTCACGGCCATAATGAATGACATGCATTCCCATGTCTTTATACATTTTACAGAAGTTAATTACTTTTTGAGTAAAGGCGCAAACCGTGTACTCTTTTGTCGATGCCGTATGTGGAATCGACAACACATGTAGTCTAATCATTTTAATCCTAAATCATACTCAGTTAATACTTTGAAAGCCCATCCACGGTCGAGGCAGAACTCGGTTGCGGCTTTCCATTTTGCTTCATTTATACCCCAAGTGACCACTTCTTGGATGTATTGTTTCGTGACTTTCTTCTTTTTCTCAGGTGGCTTAGTCTGTTTTGCTGGTTTTACTTCGATAATCATCACTCGGATTGTATCATCTTTTTGCTTAACTTTCACGTAAAAATCAGGAAAATAACGGTGAACACGGTTATCTACCGGAGACTTGTATGGTATAGAGAACTCCTCTGAACCCCATTCAAGAATGGTATCATTCGAGTCGAGCCAATTCATCACTCGGCACTCCCATGTCGAACGATAAATGATATTTCTTGGGTCTCCACGATACTTTTGTGGGTTTCTTGGTGTGAATCTGCCGCTGTATGCCATATAAATATGTATATTACCTTCTTAAAATAACAAAAACCATGCCAATATCTATACCAACCTCAATAGCAGGTATTTCAGTGCCGGGTACCATTAATGGTCCATTACAGTTACTGTATGGAAACAAATATGACCGTGCCACTTATAATTATCCACGCAATTTGGGGTCGGATCCAACACGCAGTCATGTGATTAAGTTTACTTCATATAAACCCGATCCAACTTATCAGAGTCAAACTGCTTCTAAAGCTATTTCTGTTGTTAGGGGTACCGCCGGATACACAAGTGATTTAGCTACGGTTGGAGTAGAGAATGTGGGAAGACTTGCGGCAGGTGGACCTTTGGTGGCCGCACCTACACCTTCAACACAATTGACAAACGATATTGTGGCACTCGCAAATGATATTTCTGCGGCAGATGTTCCCAGAGTTGTTGATACATCTGTAGCACTTTATATTCCAGACACTGTGAATGTTACATATGGTGCATCTTATGATGATATTAGTTTAACTGAATCATTAGGTAAGGCGTATTTCCTCGCACAGGCCGGAACATCAATGATTGATTTGTTTTCCGGATCAGGAGATAAAACTATTGAACAATTGGCAAATAAAGCCGCATCGGATCCTTTCATT